CGGCACTCTCCGCGCGATCATCAATGACGTCACGAACCTCCAGTTCGCGACGCCGCGCGCGGACTGGAACGTCACGGGCATCGACAAGAGTGCGATGGAGCGGATCCTGCTCCTCGCGGACTTCAGCGTGACGCTGAACGTCATCTTCAACCCGGCGGCGAACGCCTCGCACGACGTGTTCAAGACCGTGCCCAGCACATCCGTGGCCCGTACGACGACGCTCACCGTCGCCGCGAAGACCCTCACGAACGAGGTGCTGTACACGGACTACCCGGTGTCTCGCTCCGACTCGGGCGAGCTCACCGCGGCTGTGCCTGGCGTCCTTGCGGACGGAACCGTCCCGACTTGGGCCTGATGTCCGTTTAGGACGGAACGGAGAACAGCGCCATGGGATACCGCCCGAAGCGCAAGATTTACACCCTGGAGTTCGAGGACCCGGACCTCGACGGCCTCATCGTCAAGGTCCGCGGCCTCAACACCGGCCAGATCCTCGACATCGACACCGCCCGAGAAGACGGCGGCGACGAAGCCATCCGCGGCCTCCTCGAACTCCTCGCCGCGCAAATCGTCGAGTGGAACGTCGAGGACGACGAAGGCCAGCCCGCCCCCGCCACCCTCGACGGCATCCGCGCGCAGGAACTCGCCTTCAACATGGCGATCATCGACGCCTGGCAGAACGCCGTCACCGGAGTGCCCGCCCCTTTGGAGCAGCCCTCGACCGATGGCGAGCAGTCCATGGAGGCATCGATTCCCATGGAAACACTGCAACTGCCCCAGGAGAGTACGGCCGTGCCCGCCTGATCCTCAGCCTCCTGGAGAGGTTCCCCGGCTACACCCTGACCACCCTGCTGGAGGAAGACCCCGAGCTCCTGCGGCTTCTAGAGATCGAACGACGCGGCACACCAGAGGAGGCGGACGGCGGTGGGGAATGACATCGAGATCAGAGTCAGGGTCGCGAACAACACCGCGACCGGGATCACCGCCGTCAACCGCTCCCTCAACAACCTCCGCGACGAAGCCCGCGACGCCGGCCGCAGCCTCGACGGCCTCGCCGTCCGCGCCGCCGCAACCGCGGTCGCCCTCCGCAGCCTGAAGGACGCTGCACAGGACGCCTCCCGCGCCCTCCGCTCCCTGAACACGGCCGCCCGTAACACCGACGGCCGCCTCACCGCCCTGTCCGACCGCTCCCGCACCCTGCGCTCAGACACCGACGACCTCGACGGCAGCATGCGCCGCCTCACCACCACCATGGGCGGCGTACGCGGCAGCACCGGAACCCTCCGCACCTCGTTCGGGAACGCCGGCAACGGCATGCAGCAGCTGAAGGCGGCGGCGATCACCCTTGCGCCGGCGTTGATTCCGGTGGCGGCGTCGCTGGTGCCGATCGCTGCGCAGGCTGGCGCGGCCGGTATTGCGGTGGGTGTGTTCGGTGCGGCGATGCTCGGTCAGTTGTCGGCGGTGAAGAACGCGGCGGACGCGCAGACGAAGTACACCGACGCGGTCAAGAAGCACGGGCCGGCGTCCCAGCAGGCGGCGCAGGCCGAGACGCTGTTCCTGGATCAGGTGCGGCAGATGGACCCAGCGACGCGCCGTACGGCCGCCGCGCTGGGGGTACTGAAGGACCAGTACAAGGCCTGGTCAAAGTCGCTGGCCGGGGACACGATGCCGGTGGCCACGAAGGGGCTTGCGATCTTCGGCGCGTTGATGCCGAAGCTGACGCCGGTGGTGAAGGGCGCGGCGGGTGAGCTGAATCGCTTCATGACGATCCTCGGCGGGGGCGTCAACAGTTCCGGGTTCTCCAAGTTCATGGACTCCTTTGCGCGGTTCTCGACGGGCGCCCTGTCGAAGGCCAACGACGGGCTCGTCCGGTTCATGCGGACGATGTCGGGTGGCGCAGGGTCGGCGCAGTTCACGAAGTTCATGGAGTACGCGCAAAGGGTCGGCCCGGCGGTCGGTGAGACCCTGCTGAACCTGTCGAAGGGCCTCGTTCACTTGGTGGCGGCGGCGTCGGAGACCGGTGTGAGCATGCTGACGCTGGTCAACGCGTTCGCGAAGCTCGTCAATGCGATCCCGACTGAGGTGCTGAGCACGCTGCTTCAGTTCGTGGTGGTGCTGAAGGCGGTGAAGCTCGCGGCTGCGGGGATGGCCGCGATGGGCGGGCTGTCTGCGTTCGCGACGAGTCTTGGGGCGATGCGGACGGCGGCGGCCGGTGCGACGGGCCCGCTCGCGTCGCTGGGTGCGGCGTTCGGTGCGCTGTCGCGGACGGCGAAGGTGGCGCTCGTCGGTGCGGGGATCGGCATCCTCGTCATCGCCCTGTCGCGGCTGTCCACCATCGGGAAGTCCGCGCCCCCGGACATCGACCGTATGACGACGGCGCTGGGCAAGCTCGGCACCACGGGCAAGGTGACGGGCGAGGCCGCGCGGGTCTTCGGTACTGACTTCGGGAAGCTGGGTGACTCGCTTCGGACGTTGTCGCGCCCGTCGAACTTGGACAAGTTCCAGCAGGGGCTTACGAGCCTGATCGGCATGGACTCGACGCCGGTGAAGGACGCGAAGGAAGCGTTCGACGGTCTCGACAAGGGGCTGACCAGCCTGGTGAAGGGCGGGAAGGCCGAGCTCGCGGCGGCAGCCCTTGAGACGTCGATCAAGAACCTGAAGAAGCAGGGTTTCACCTCGAAGGAAGTGACGTCCCAGCTCGACGATTACAAGGCGGCGCTCGCGGATCAGGCGCTGGAGCAGCAGTTGGCGGCGCAGGCGATGGGCCTGTTTGGTGATCAGGCGCTCGCGGTGCAAGGCAAGTTGGACGCACAGAAGCAGTCTGCTGATGGGCTGCGGCAGTCCATCGAGGCGCTCAACGATGCCAACCGGTCGGCGCTCGGCGGGATGATCGGTTTCGAGGCGAGCATCGACGCCGCATCGAAGGCGGCGAAGGAGAACGCGAACAGCCTCGACATGGTCAACGGGCACTTGGACGTGAACAGCCCGAAGGCTCAGGCCGCAGCGACCGCGCTGAACGACCTGGCGTCGAAGACGAAGGACGCCGCGCTCAGCGCGCGGGAGAGCGGCGAGAGCTGGGAGTACGTCAACGGGATCTATGAGCGGGGCCGTAGCCAGCTGATCAAGTCGGCTGAGGCGATGGGCCTGACCGAGACCCAGGCCAGGCAGCTTGCCGACCAGATCATGAAGGTCCCGGACAAGACGGCCAAGGTGAAGGGCAACATCGAGGACCTGGAAGCCAAGATCAAGGCTGCCAAGAGCAAGCTGTCCAAGGTTCCCGACTCCCGTAAGGCGAAGGTGCGGGGAGAGATCTCCGACCTGGAAGCGAAGCTCGCGCAGGCTCGCCGCGACCTCGCAGCGATCGACGGGCAGACCGCCACCGTGCGCATCATGACGCAGTACTTCACGGCGAAGTCTCCGTCTCAGTTGGCGGCCGCGCACGGCCGGGCGTCCGGTGGGCTCGCGCCCGGGTACGCGGACGGCGGCCAGGTGGTCCAGACGCATCCGAACGGCGGTCTGATCACCGGCCCCGGGTCGGGCACGTCGGACTCGGTCCTTGAGATGTCCCCGAACGGGGGCGCGTACCGGACGTCGAACCGCGAGTACATCGTGCAAGAGTCGTCGGTCCGTAAGTACGGGGTGGGTTTCCTCGACGCGCTGAACGCGGGCCGGCTGAAGCTCGCCGGGTTCGCGAAGGGCGGTCTGACGAAGGCCGAGAAGCAGGCCCGGCACGACGCTGTCGGGCAGCTCACGATCTCCCACTTCGGGCGCGTGGCCGGGTACCAGAACGATGAGTTCCGTAGCGCGCTGGGCAAGGCGGACAGTGTGGGTTCGCTGGTCAACGCGTTGAACCAGTGGCGCGGCGTCATCAAGGCGGCGACGCACGGGGCGACGGAGTCCCGCCTGCTGAAGCAGCTGGAGGCGGCGGGGAAGGGGCTGTTGAAGTACGAGAAGCAGCTCAACTCTGTGAACAAGTCGTTGGAGAAGGCGAAGGAGAAGCTCGACGGGCTGAAGCAGGCGGCCGCACAGATGGCGGACAGCGTGAAGTCGGGTGTGCTGTCGTCGGCGAACATCACGAAGGGCGCGCAGGGCGACGCCCCGGTCACAGTGAAGTCGATCATGTCGGGGCTGACGTCGTCGCGGGACAAGGCCTCGTCGTTCTCGAAGGCGCTCGCGGACCTGAAGAAGAAGGGCGTCTCCAAGGACCTCATCGGCCAGATCGCGGAGGCCGGGATCGAGGGCGGCGGGCTGGAGACGGCGGGCGCCCTGCTCGGGGCGAGCAAGAGCGAGATCGCGTCGATGAACAAGCTCCAGTCGCAGATCAACTCCAGTGCGAAGGCGGCGGGGAAGACCGCGGCGGACGCGATGTACGGGGCGGGCATCAAGGCGGCTGAGGGGCTCGTGGCGGGTTTGCAGAAGAAGCAGGACGCGATCGAGAAGGCCATGATGAAGATCGCCAAGAGCATGGAGAAGGCGATCAAGAAGGCGCTCGGCATCAAGAGCCCGAGCCGGGTCATGCTCGACGTCGGTCACCAGACCGCCGAAGGATTCGCCCTCGGCATCCAGCGCAACAAGTCCGTGCAGCCCGCATGGGCGTCCATGCTCAACGTCCCCCGCACCAGCGCCCCCAGGGCCGCACGAAGCGCAGCAACGACCGCCAGCAGCACAGCAGGCGGCGGATGGGACGGGCGACCCATCGTCATCCCCATCGACATCGGCGGCAGCCACCTCGGGACCGTCCTCGTCGACGTCACCCGCAAGGAAGTCCGCGTCCGCGGCGGGAACGTACAGGCCGTCCTCGGACAGGGGAGTTAACGATGGCGTTCCCGCAGACCCCGCTCCCCATCAAGGTCGAACTCCAGGTCGGCTCCACATGGACTGACGTGACGACCGACGTCCGCGCGGACCAACAGATCCGCATCATCCGCGGCCGATCCGACGAGGGACAGACTGTCGACACCACCCGGTGCGCGTTCACCCTCGACAACAACTCCGGGAAGTACTCGCCACGGAACGCCAGCGGCCCGTACTACGGGCAGATCGGCCGCAACACCCCATGCAGGGTGAGCGTCCTGACGGGCACCCCGTACCTCGACCTGACCGGCAGCAACAGCGACTATGCCGAGACTGCCGACGTGGCCGCGCTGGACATCACGGGCGACCTCGACGTCAGGTTGGACGCGTCGTTCGCGAACTGGCTGCCGCCCATTCTGAGTCTTACCTCTGGGTCCGTTGAGATGATCGGCAAGTTCTCCGGGACAGGCCAAAAGAGCTGGTGGCTAGGGTCGCGGAACGGGCTGCTGTACTTCGAGTGGTCCGCGGACGGCACGAACTCCCTGTCGGCGTCGTCGACGCTGCCGCCGGTGATACCGGGATCGGGCCGTCTGGCGGTACGGGTGACGCTGGACGTCGACAACGGTGCGTCGGGGAACACGGTCCGCTTCTACACGGCCGCCAACCTGGATGCGCCGTGGACGCAGCTCGGCGCCGCAGTCACGCAGGCCGGCACAACAAGCGTGTTCAGTTCGACGTCACCGGTTCGGATCGGGAACGCGACCGGTTTCACGTTCGCGCAGCCGTTCGGCCGGGTGCATTCGGCCGAGATCCGCAACGGACTGTGGGGCACGGTCGTCGCACAGCCCTACTTCAGCGCGCAGTCGGTGGGCGTGACGTCGTTCTCGGATTCGCCGGGCCGCACATGGACGATGAACGGGGCGTCGTCGATCACGAACAGGCAGACCCGGTTCGTCGGCGAGGTCTCGACATGGGCTCCCCGCTGGGAGACACGGTTCGACGTCGTCACCCAGATCGAAGCATCCGGCATCCTCAGGCGGCTCACACAGGGCGCCTCCCCGGTGCGCAGCGCCATGTCCCGGGAGCTGACGAACCCGTCGCGTACGGGGATCGTCGGGTACTGGCCGATGGAGGACGAAGCCGGGGCCACATCGTTCGCTTCGGCGCTGAACGGACAGGCGGCGATGCCTGTCCCGTCGTCGGGCGTGACGCTGGCGGCGTTCTCCGACTGGGTGTCGTCCGCACCACTGCCGACCTACAGCTTCGGGACGACGAAGGTGCGGCTCGCCCCGTACACGGCGACGAACTTTATCTTCGCCCGCTTCTTTGTCCAGGTCCCTGCGGGCGGTGTGAGCGGCACAGACCGCCTGTTCGGCTTTACGACGACAGGGACCGCCCGTACGTGGGCGCTGACCATCAACACCGTTGGTGCTCTCTCCTTGCAGGCGTACGACGCCGACGGTACGCAACTATTCACCAGCGCTTTCGGGCTTTTCGCCATCAACGGCCTGCCCCGGCACATCGGGATCGAGCTGACACAGAACGGCGCCAACATCGACTGGGCGCTGCTCGTCTACGAGATCGACAAGACGACCCTGATCAACGCTGTGTCCACCGCTCTGGCCGGCACCCTCAACAGCTACACGGCAGGCGCCGCCACCGAGGTGCGGGTCGGGCAGGACGGTCTCCTCAACGGCACGGCCGTCGGTCACGTAGTCATGGCGAGCAGCAGTACCTCCTACCTGTCCACACAGGGCGCAATGATCGGCTGGCGGGAGGAAACCACCAACGGCCGCATCCAGCGCCTCGGAAACGAGGAGGGATTCCCCGCGTACGGCGTGTCCGTCTCCGATCAGGAGATGGGCCCACAGGGGCGGTCCACGCTCGTCGACCTGCTGCGCGAGGCTGAAGCCGCCGACGAAGGCATCCTGTGCGAGGGCCGCTCATATCTGGGCCTCAGGTTCCGTGACCACGTCAGCCTGTACAACCAGACGGCGGCGCTCACCCTCAACTACACAGGATCGGACGGGCTCGTCACCCCGCTGGAGCCGACCGACGACGACCAGCAGGTACGCAACGACATAACGGTCGCCCGCACCGACGGCTCGTCCTCCCGCGTCACCCTCGACACCGGCACCCTGTCCACCCTGTCCCCGCCCAACGGCGTGGGCCGGTACACGGACAGCGTCACCCTCAACCTTGCCGACGACACACAGACACTGGACCACGCCGGTTGGCGGCTCCATACCGGAACGTGGGACGAGACCCGCTACCCGGTCGTGCGGGTGGTGCTGTCGAAAGCGCCGGCCTCGTTGGAGACGGCGGCCGCGGTGGACATCGGAGACCGGATCCAGATCACTAACCCCCCGGCGTGGCTGCCACTCGACACGATCGACCTGATGGTGCAGGGGTACTCCGAGACGCTGGATCAGTTCAACTGGAGCTTGGACTTCAACTGCACCCCCTGCGGACCGTGGGATGTGACGTGGGCGGGTGATGCGTCGACTGCCTCCAGCCCCCGCGAGTTCCGGTTCACCGACCCGGACGGCAGCGCGCTCGCCGAGGATCTGACGACGACCGAGACGGACATCGACGTCTTGACCACCAGCGGCCAGGTCTGGACGCCGAACGTCTCCGACACGCCGTTCGACTGGCGGGTGTCGGGCGAGGTCATGACCGTCACCGCGCCAGGTGGCCTGCTCAACACCAACCCGTTCTTCAACGCGGATATATCGGGATGGACAGGCTCGAACTGCACCATCACCCGATCCACGACCTACGTGCATCCGCATTCGCGCGCGCAGGCGTCGCTCAGGGTCGTCCCGGACGGCGTCAGCTCCACGCATTCCCCGGTCTGCACCATCACGGACGTCGGCACCATCACCCCGGGCGCCAACTACGTCGCATCGATGTGGGTGTTCTCCGTCAACGGATGGACGGACTTCCGCCCGACGGTCGACTGGAAGGACTCGACGGGCGCCTCGATCAGCACGTCGTCCGGTACGGCGCAGGTGGTGTCGGCCAGTGTGTGGACGTACCTCACGGCGACCTACACGGCACCGGCCGGAGCGTCCCGGGCGGTGGTGCGGGCCAGGCTGGGCGGCACAGCCAGCACGAGCGACATTTGGTACGCGTGGGGTATTCGCATCACGCGCACCACGTCGAGCTGGTTGTACGACGCGTTCGGCCGCACTGTGTCGAGCAGTTGGGGCACCAGCGATTCCGGAATGCCGTGGGCCACCGTGGGCGGGGGCAGCGCCAGCGACTACAGCGTCAACGGGGCTGCTGCGGTGCAGGTGTTGTCCACGCTGGACACCAGCCGCCGCACCTCCGTCACAGCCATCCACCCGGACGCCGACATCTACTGCGACATCACCACCAGTGCGCTCGCCACGGGCGACAGCCTGTACGGCGCGGTGACAGCGCGGATGCTCGACGCGTCCAACATGTACATGTGCAGGGCCGAGTTCACGACCAGCAACACGATCGTCGTAACAGTCCGGAAGATGATCGCTGACGTACAGACACAGCTCGGCGTCACGTACACGCTGCCCTTCACCCACGTCGCGGGCAGCTTCATCCGCGTCCGCTTCCAAGTCCGGGGCACCGCCCTGCGAGCGAAGGCATGGCGGGTCGGTGACCAGGAGCCCGGGGCCTGGCACATCGACACCACCGACAGCGCCATCACCGCAGCGAACCAGATCGGCACCCGCTCCATCAGGTCGACCGGCAACACCAACGCCGCCACCGTGGCCATCCAGTACGACAACGTCGAGGTCATCAACCCACAGACGTACACCGTCACCCGCAGCGCCAACCGCGTCGTCAAAGCCCAGACCAGCGGCGCCGCAGTGGCGCTCGCCTATCCCGCCTACACGGCCCTGTAGGAGGCCCGCATGTCCAGATACCCAGTGATCTACGCGGGCCAGCGCATCACCGGCACGCTCCTCACCTCAACGATGCCGGACATCATGTTCAAGACCACCAACGAGGACCGGGCGTCGACGACGACCCTCGCCAATGACACTGACCTCGTCGCAACGTTGGAAGCCAACGCGACGTATCAGGTCCAGTTCTATCTGCACTTCGCGGCGCTCGACGCCGCCCGCTTCAAGACCGCGTGGGCCACCCCGAGCGGTGCCAGCGGCAGCCGCTCCGCAGTCGGCCCCGACCAAGCGGCCATCCTCTCCAGCACTTCCTCGGGAGGCCAGGGCCGGTGGGGTGTGCACGCCTTCACCACGGCCTGTACGTACGGCACCCGCGACTCGGCGACGGCCCAGTGCTTCGGACTTGAGGAGGGCGTCGTCACCACCACGAGCGCGGGCACCCTCGCCATCCAGTGGGCGCAGGCCACCAGCAACGCGACAGCTACCCGGCTCGCTTCGGGGTCCTACCTCATCGTTCGACGACTGGCCTAGGAGACGACTGATGACCGAGATGCCGTACCCCTACTACAAGCTCCAGTCGGATGGGCCGTCGGAGACGGGGTTCACGCTGAAGTTCCAGATCGAGGAAGGCGCTGGCGGCCCGCTCGACGGCAAGACCACCGACGGCGTCCTCGACAGCCTCAAGCAGCTCCTCACTGGCGACGGCACAACAGTGTCGCTGATCCACTACGAGGTCACCACCACCAACAACCTGTGAGAGGGGGCCTCATGGCCACCACGATTCCCCAGCAGCACCGGCCAGGAATGCACCTGGGCCGCCACATCGAGCACGACCCGCGCTCCCTCGCCTACGCGCACGGCGTGCTGCCCAAGTCGGCCATCAAGAGCGTCGAATGGACGCGCCGCATCCCCGTCCTCGATCAGGGGCAACTCGGCTCATGCACCGGCAACGCGGGCACTGGCGTCCTCGGCACCGACAGCGCCGGGCGTACCGCGTCCACCACGGTCACCATCACAGCCACCGCCGCGGCTGCCTCGCACGGCCTGTTCACGGCCGGGACATACGACCTGGACGAGGCGTTCGCGGTCAAGCTGTACTCGCTCGCGACGATCCTCGACGGCGTCACGGGCTCCTACCCGCCCACCGACACCGGCAGCACGGGCATCGGTGTGGCGAAGGCGCTGAAGGCCCTCGGGCTCGCCTCCAGCTACACGCACGCCTTCTCGATCGCCGCCCTCAACTCGGCGTTGCAGACCGGGCCGGTGATGATCGGCATACCGTGGCTGGCCAGCATGTTCGACACCAAGAGCGACGGCCGGATCGTCGTCACCAAGACGTCCCAGCTCGACGGCGGACACGAGCTGGAACTGTCCCGCTTCGACGCGAGTACGGGCGAGTACTGGGTGCCGAACTCGTGGTCGGACAGCTGGGGCGTGGACGGTTGGGCGTACTTCACCACCGCGGACCTGACCTGGCTGCTGTCCCAGCAGGGCGACGTGACGGTGCCCCAGCTGACGACCGCCCCCGCGCCGGCGCCGTCCGCGCCGAGTGGCGCCCAAGTCGCGGCTGCGGTCCGCAGCGCCCTGAGCGGGCTGGGAGTCTGACCGTGACCACTTGCCGCGGCATCGACGTATCCGCCTACCAGGGGACTCAGGACTGGTCGGCGCGGAAGGCCGAGGGCGTCGTGTTCGCCTTCGCCAAAGCGTCCGAAGGCCAGCACACCCACGACACCCGGTTCGCCACCCACATCACCGGCATCAAGAAGGCCGGACTCGTGCCGGGCGCCTACCACTTCAGCCACCCCAACCAGGACGTGGCACTGGAGGCTGCGAACTACATCTCCGCGGTGAAGCCGTATGCCGGGACCGGTTTTCTGCACTGGCTGGACCTGGAGCGGCTGAGCGACGGCAGCAACTACGCCGGCCGATCGGCCACCCAGATCCGGGCGTGGGCGGCGACGTGGATGACGCTCGTCCAGGAGGCTTTCCCGGGCCAGCGCGTCGGCATCTATACGAGTGCCGATGACATCGCCGCGGGCCGGGTGCCGTCGGGTGTGACGCTCTGGTATCCGGCCTACCCGGGCACAGCCGTGGACACCTACGCGGAGGCAGAAGGGCATGCACGCCCTGCACCGTCGGGCCGGTCGCCGCTGGTCTGGCAGTTCACGTCGGCACCCGCATCCGGTCCCCGTATGGACCTGAACATCTGCTACCTGAGCGAGGCCAGCCTGCGCGCGTGGGCGGCCGGAACCGAGGAGGACCCCATGGCGGGGATCACCAAGCAGGACATCTACGACGCGGTATGGAAGACCGACCAGGTTGCCGCCCCGGCGGACGCCCCGGACGTCAAGACGAACCAGACCTGGCAGCCGCAGTCCTTCCTCAAGGACCTCGACGCGCGGGTGCGGGCGATCCAGGCGCAGGAGGCCGGGCAGACTGCGGCGATCACCACGCTGGCCAAGCTCGTGGGTTCCGGCGTGGACACGGACACGGTGGTCGCCGCCGTGCAGCAGGCCATCAAGGAAGAAGTCATCAAGGTCAGCATCGACGTCACTGGCGCCGAGACGAAGGGAGCCTGACCATGGCCAACTCGCTATTCCCCTCGGTGCTGCGCACCGTCGTACCGCTCCTCGCCGGATGGGTCATCACGGTGACCGGAGCGCTCGGTGTGCAAGCCGACTCGACGGCCGTGGCCTGTGGCGTCACCGTCGTCGTGACCGGCGGATACTACCTGCTGTTCCGGCTGCTGGAGCACGCGTCGACGCTGCTCGGCTGGTCGACGCTGCGAGTGGCGGCGGGGCTTCTGCTGGGCTGGGCGCGGCCTCCGGAGTACAGCCAGCAGGGCGGCACTGTGCTGGGGCTGCCTGACGGGGTGGGGGCGAGAGAGTGACGCCCCCGGAGTCGACGACCGTCGCACTCGAACTCGCCGAGCTCCGACGAACGATGGAGGTCGGGTTCACCGGGCAGAGCGGCCAGCTCGCGCTCCTCGTCCAGCGCGGCGACCAGACGGACAAGAAGGTCGACGAGCACGAGAAGCGCCTCGATGCGCTGGAGAACAGCCGGTGGCCGCTGCCGTCGATCGCTGCGGTCGTGGCGGTCGGCTCGCTCGGTATCACGCTGTGGCAGGCGTCAGGCCGATGAACACGGCGTGGAGCGTCCTCCTCGCGGCGGCGGGCGGCGCGGTCGGTACCGGGCTGGCACTGGAAGTCCGGGCGCTGTGGTCGCGGCGCCCTGGTGACACGTTGTCTGAGTTCATCCGCCCTTGGTCGAGGGAGCACCGCGGCTTGTTCCTCGCGATCTGTGGCCTGCTGGTCGCGGCTGGGGTGTGGCTGCCTGGCCACATCCTGGGCTGAGAGCGACGTGGCCCCCTCCCATCGTGCGGGTAGGAGGGGGCCTTCGTCATGCCGCCCTGGCGACGTCGGCCTCGGCTCGTACGGCGGCCGCCCACTCCACCACCAGCGTCTCGTACTCCCGCCGCTGCTCGACGTTCAACCGCCCGCCGGCGCGCTCCCAGAGCGCGCGGATCTCCTCGTTCAACTGGGCAGCAGACCGCGCGGAACCAGGGATCGCGGGGGTGGGGGGCATGGGCACAATTCTACGGGCGAGCACTGACACCGGTCGACTTGCGCGCAACCAGACAGACACCGTCTTACGCAGCAATCTGCCGCAATCACGGGGCGCCAACGTGCCATCCCGCGCATGCTGGACCTCCAACCAGCGCAGACGGAGGGCAACATGGCACTCAGGTTCCTTGGCACGACCAGCGAAGAGGGCGACTGCCCCACCCTGTACGACATCGACGGCACCGGCGAGATCCTCGTACAAGGCGACCGCGAAACCGACCCGGAGCACCTCGCAGAGCTACGCGACGTCAAAGAGTCCGAGACCTTCGTCCGCGTCCCCCGAGACCTGCTCACCCGCTACGCCCCCAGGAGTGAAGCCCCCGAACTCCAACCGTTCACCTCGATCTCCCACCTGTTCCGCGAGTTCAAGCACACCGCCTGGCGCCTGGAGACTCGCCGCGGCTACGCCTCCGACCGCAACAGCCCCAAGTGGGCCCGCTTCCTGGCGGGCGAGGACATCGCGCACGATCCCGCCAACGCCTGGCGCGAGAACGTCCACGCCCAAACCGCAAAGGGCAAGAGGTTCGAGCGAGTGCGCCTCGTCGACGAACCGGCCACACCGGGGCAGGAGTTCCTCCTCGCGAGCGCGCCCGGAAACGTCGCCGCGGGCGAAGACATCCGCAACCTCACCCGCGCACAGGCGCACGAACTACGGCTGCCGGACTACGACTTCTGGCTCTTCGACTCCAAGACCGTGGCCCGCTTCGCGTTCGACGACGAGGACACCACCCTCGGCGTGTACGTCACGGAGGACCCCGCCGAAGTCCTCGCCGCCTGCCAGGCCCGCGATGCAGCCTGGCACCACGCTGTACCTACAGCAGAGTTCGCCGAACGGGTACGTTCCACCATGTGACCACTGACTTCCAGACAGCCCGGGAAGCCCTCGGCGCGCGGCTACGCGAGCTGCGCACCGAGACCGGCATGGAGGGCAAAGACCTCGCGGCCAAGCTGGGCTGGCAGCCGTCGAAGGTGTCCCGCCTCCAGAACGGGAAGCAGACCCCGACCGCGGCCGACCTCACCGCGTGGGCACAGGGCATCGGCCGGCCCGAGGCCGAAGCCGAGTTGCAGGGGCTGCGTGCCGGGCTGGACATAAAGCAGCGTCACCGGTCCTGGCGGCGGCAGCTGGCCGGCGGCTACCGCAGCCGCCAGGACATCGCGGTCCGGCAGACCCAGGACACGGACCTGATCCGCGGCCTGGAGGTGTCCCGGATTCCCGGGCTGTTCCAGACTCCGGAATACGCCCGCGCCATCTTCGACGCCAGCGCCGAGTTCCGGGGCATCCTGCCGACCACGGAGGCCGCCGTCGAGGCACGGATGCGCCGCCAAGAGGCGCTGTATGAGCCGGGCAAGTCGTTCCGGTTCCTCGTGTGCGAGGCCGCCCTGTACCACCGCTCTTGCCCGGTGGACGTGATGGCCGAGCAGCTGGACCGGCTGTACAACCTCGTGGGCCAGCGCCGCATCGAGCTCGGCATCCTCCCCTTCGGCGCGCAGTTGCGCCGTACCGCCCCGCACGCGTTCTGGATCTACGACCGGCGGCTGGTCATCGTTGAGACGATCAGCGAGGAGCTGTGGCTCACGGGCGAGGAGGACATCCAGCTGTACGAGCGGGCGTGGGACTGGCTTGCCGAGGCCGCCGAATATGGGGCGCCAGCGCGTCGGCTGATCGGGCGGGCGCGGGCGTCGTTGGATCTCGTGTAGGCAATCGACTGCAAGCCGGGGACCGGCGTGCGCAATCGCGCGCAATCGGCGCACACGCGTGCAACTGGACTGCCTACGGTCCTGGTCATGGCCGCAAAACCCGCCCGCCCACTGGCACAGGCAGGACAGGACTGGCTCCTGTCCTGCACCGCCAGCCCCGCCACTGTGCAGCGCGCATGGGCCGCGGAAGAACTCGCCGCACTCACCACAGGCGAGCACTGGCGGGTGGCTGAAGCGCCACTCCTGCCAACCGTGGACGCACTGAAACGCATCGGCTCCAACAGGCTCGGCCCGGTCCTCGCCGACGTGACCGTGCAGCTGGCGTGGTGGCTCCTGCCGACCAGTCTCGGCGACGAGCTGGACGACGTACGGCAACTAACCGTCCGGCCGCGCGGCTGGGTCCTCAAGTGCCCACCGGTCCTGTATTCGCTGGACGGCCGCCTGTGGCTGGAGCGTCCGGACGGCTCCGGCCGGCTGACCGATCCCATCCTGCTCGGCGCCGCGTTCGGTCCGGGCGGCGGCCCTCGACTTCCTGCGGAGGCTTTCGGATGACCCAGCAGCAGACGACTCCAGAGAGGCCCATCACGCTGCCTGATCCGACGCGGCCGCCACGACCGGCGCCGGACTGTGACGTGTGTGCGGCTCTGGAGCGGCAGCGCGTCAGTGCCGAGCGGGCTAAGGACGTGCGGCGCGCGACGACTTGCGAGATCGAGATCCGCGGCCACGGCTCTGGTCACGGTGGTACGGCATGAGCAGCCGGTTCAAGTTCGTCGACGCGGGCAGCACCTTCGGCCAGATGCAGCGCGTCGCCGCCAGCGGCCAGTACAACCGGATTCAGACGGCGTACCGGGCGTACATCGACCACGGCAGCAGGTGCCCGACGTGCGCGGTGGACAGTGCGCTGTGCTCGACGGCCGAGGCGTTATGGGAGACGTACCAAGCCGCGAACTCCTCGTGAGATAAGCGGATCTGAAGCTCTCGCTGTCGGCCCCGTGGTCGTCCGCGAGAAGGGCGGCCGCCCCACGCCGACGGGGCGGCCGCTCAAAGGCCCCCACTGTTGCTCCCTGGTCTGGTCAGCAGCAGCGGGGGGGCGGCTGCCCGGTTGCGAGCCTGCGGCAGCCGCCCGTCATCTGACGAGGTCGGCGAGCGGGGTGTCGAGGGCATCGGCGATGCGGATCAGGTGATCGACGCTCGTCGCGTGGGTGCCCTGCTCGATCCTATTGATCGTTTTGCGGTCGAGGCCGGTGAGCTCGCCGAGCTGCTCTTGTGTGAGTTTGCGCTCGGTGCGGGCGGCGCGGATGTGGTCTCCGATGGCCTGTCGGCGGGCGAGTACCCGGGCGGGCAGGGGATCGGTTGGCACGCATCAACGCTGGTGGCGGGCGTGATCATTGTCTGTACCATCGTTGGTACATTTGCAAGGTCACGTTCCAGCCGGACCGCAAGAGACCCCCGAATAAAACATCCGTCCGGGTGATCCCAGTTAGGCCCCGTTGTCGGGCCGTGATCGCGTAAGCATGCTGAGGGCCGGTGCTTCGGGCACATGCCACCCCCAGCGAGGACGCCCGCGCCCCGGCATGTCCGGACGCGGGCAGGGTGGGTGATGCGCCCGATGTACCTGTGTCCGTCGGATTGCGTCATCTGCCGCTCTGACTCGGTCAGAGCAAGCCGCCCCACCCCGTAATGGGGTGGGGCGGTCTACGTTTGTCTCAGACGACCCCCGCCGAGCCAGTCGGCGGGGGCCGCCGCCCGCGGGCCGGGCCTCCCCGCCCGAACACCGCAGGCCACGAACGAGCCTGTGTCTGGCGCGCGAGGGGAGCCGCGCCGTCCTCGTCCCGCTGCGCACTATAGATGGCCTGTACCCGCACTTCATTGCCCCATACGGATGATCGATACCAATGATCGCGCGGGGATGTGGACTCCATGTGGACTCCGACCACAGGAGCGGCCCCCCAGGGGATTCCCTGGAGGGCCGCTGACCTGCTACTTATCCTGGTGGGCGCGGACGGTTTCGAACCGCCGACATCCGCCTTGTAAGGGCTTCGTTCGAACACGACAGCGTTTCCGAGTCTCGCCGAGACCCACCGAGCCGTGATCGTCCTCCCTCGGCAACCAAGATCCGGAATTCACCGAGAGTCGCCGAGACCCCCCGAGGGGGGTGTGTGGACTCCATGTGGACTCCCTCCCTAATGGATCACTCAACAGCACGGAGTCCACTTCCCTGCTCCCCCGTGAGCGCAGCACGCACGCTCTCCCGCGCACCCTCACTCTCGTGCGTGTAGATCCACGTCACCTTGCCGCCACGCTTCTGCCCGAGGAACGCCTGCGTGTCCCGCTCCGACACACCCTGGAGATGGAGGCGACTGGTCACATCGTGCCGGTACTCGTACGGCCGCGGCCACCACTCCGGACGCCCCGTCTCCGGGTTCTCCACCATCCGCGCCACGCCCGCCTGAATGCAGGCCCGCCGCCACGGCCGGCGGATGTTGTTGATGTTCAGCGCGGCGCCGCGCGGCCCACGGAAAATGAGCTCCCCCTTGTGCAGGTCGTAGCCATCCCCGACCTTCGAACGGGTCGCCTTCGGCTTCCACCTGGCGATCATCCACTGCACGGCCTCCCACGCCGTCGGCGTGAGCGGCACCGCCCGGAACCCAGCCTCGGTCTTCGGCATCGCCTGCCGCCGAAGCCGCCCGTTGTCACTGACGAGGATCTCCTTGACGTACAGGAGCCGCTCTTCCTCGTTGAGACAGCTCAGGCGCGCGCCCGCAACCTCACCCGGGCGCATGGCCGTCTCATAGGCGAAGTCCCGGAAGATCCGCTGGTAGTACTCGGGGAGTGCCGCATGGATCAGCCTGTACTGTGCAGCCGTCGGCGGCTTCAGGTCATCCGGGTGCTTCACCGGCTTCGTCGCCGTCATCGTGAGGTGCGTGGCCGGGTTGGACGTGATGCGCTCCCCATCCTTGATGGCCGCGTCGAGGAGTGCGACGAGCAGCTCCTTCACCTTCTTCTGCGTCTCCCACCCCTTCACCTCGCGGGTGAGCCACTTCTGAAGGGCCATGTACTCCAAATCGATCAGCCGATACTCGCCCCACATGGGTTCGATGTGCGTGCGCCACAGACCGAGCTTCCGGTTCCTGGTGGTGGTGGTGACCTTCTCCTGCTCAACCTCCCAGAAATCGGCCCACCACTTGCCGAGCCGGATCTTGCCCCGCTCAGGGTCGCGGTACGTACGCTCACGCACTGCCGTACGGGTCTTGTCGAGGAACGCCTCCGCGGCCGCCTTCCCCCCGTCCTTGATGGGGAAGTTCTTCGCCTTCTGCTGCCCGGTCGGGTCCCGGTAGCGGGCCTGCCACGAGCCGACGCAGTCCCGCCGAGGCCGGCGCTCGCCGTACTCATCGGGCGGGTACTCCTCCAGGCATCGTGCGCAGCCGCAGCTTTTACTGGGGATCTGCCGCGGGTTGTTGGCTGCTCTACGCGCCAAGGTTGATCACCTCTCCGCTCCGTCGCTGCTGAGGTACATGCGCGAGGAGCCGGATGGGATCCCCGCACCAGCAGCGTGCACCGAACTCACCCTGCGGGATGGACAGTTCGGCAAGAACGGCACGAACGGCACGAAGAGCGAACCCACCCAACAGATCGTTAGGAATGGTGATCACCTGCCGGGATGCGTCCCACGGCGCAAGTGAGTAGAGAGGTGCGTACTGAACACGGATACACATAGCGGTCCCCCCGAGTACACGAGTGACGAGGTGTGACCAGAGGGGGAGGACTCGGCCGTGCGCTCGAAGGTACCCCCTGTTGGTGGAATATGCGACCACTCTGTGCAGGATTTGTGCGCATAGAATTACAGGGAGTGATTAGGTCCGTTTAGCGGAGACCCACCGAACCAAGCAAAGGTTGCACGCGATTTTTTGACGAGCCGTCAGGCCGACTGATTACTGTCCCGCAGCGCCCGCATCTCGATCTCCTTCATCCGCTGCTGCTCCTCGGTGAGCTCGCGGAAGAGTGCAAGCAGGCGCTCGGCAGTATCGGGACTGACCGGGCCTGGAGCCTTGCGGCCGGCGGCCGCGAAGAGGCGCTCTTCAGGGAACTTCGGGAACGCGGCGGCGAGGGTTCGGATGGCGTCGGCGCGGGGGGTGCGCTTGCGGTGGACCCAGGTATTGACGGTGGCCGGAGAGACGCCAATGCGGCGCGCGACCTCGCTGTCGTTGACCTGATATTCCTTCTTCAGGGCAGCAAGCGCCTGCGCGAAGTCCTCGGCGTGGGGGTGCTCGGGGTTCTCCACGCGCCAAGAGTGCCCGCCTGCTTCTACTTTTCGCAAGTGAAAGTAGAAGCATGGCGCAAAACATGGCGGCGCGCGACCTCCCCGTCACGCGCCGTTGCGCACGGCATATGCTGCCAGCGTAGAACAGGCGTTCGATAAGCGTAGGACCCACGACACAACTCGGCAAGTCTCGGCGAAACCGTTGACACGGCTCCAACAGCAACTGTAGAAATGTCGTAACGCCTCAACCGGAGGCGCCTCACACCTCACAACCGGCTCGGGGTCCACATGCCGAAACTCAGCCGCAAGGCCGAAGGCAAGCCACTCAGAGAAGCCATGGCGCGAGCCGGACTCTCCGGTCCAGAACTCGCCGAGGCGACAAAGGAAGTGGACCCGGCAGGCAAGGGCATCAGCCCGGCCACCGTCGGACGCCTCGCCGGCCGCGGCAAAACGGCTCGCGACAAGTGCGAGTTGGACACCGCCTGGTTCGTCGCCGAGGCACTGCATCGGAGGACGAACGCCCCCCTCCAGGACCTCTTTGCCATGCCGTCACGTTCAACTACGACAGTAGAAAGGTCAAGACCCAATGCCGAAGAAGACTGACCGCGTCTCCCCCCTCCCGGCCGGTCTCGTCCCTCTGCTCACTCAGAAGCAGGTCGAGACGTACTACGGGGTCTCCGACTGGCAGGTCCTCCAGTGGATCAAGAAGGGGATGCCCGTCGAGCCGTACGCCGGCCGTGGGCGCCGCTTCAACCTCGCGAAGTGCGAGGAGTGGCACGCGGAGAACGCGGAGCCGGACTCACTGCTCGTCGCGACCGCCTGATCCCCCAAAGAAAAGCGGGGCCGCCCGGACGGCCAGGTCCAGGGGCCCCAACGGATCACCTCATGAACACCAGAAACGAGGATCACCGTGAACCACAACCCTATCCCGCAGCTCGCGCCCGCTATGGCGCTCGTCGAGCTGCTCCGCGAACACCCCGAACTCCCGCCCGTCGGCTGGACGATCGCTGACACCGGCACCCTGTGCGGGACGCTCGTCCTGGATGCCGACGGCAGGCCGGTTGTGGCCGCGTACGCCGAGGCCATTGGTGGCGAGGTTCGTACTACGGACTTCAACCGCAACGGCGACCACCGCATGAGCGACAGCGTCCGCGCCGTGTGGCGTGACGTGACGGTCGATGTGTGGGTGTCGTACCCGGCGCTGGTTGCGCAGGTGGCGGCGTGAACACACGTCTCGTGAACTCTGCGGCGGGTGTGATCCTCGCGGCGTTGACGCAGAACCGGACGTCTGCGGGTATCGCGCTGGCGTTGGAGTCGGCGCAGCTGCTGATGACGCCGGAGACGGCCGCGGAGTTGGAGCGGTTGCGGGCTCGGGTCGCCGAGCTGGAGGCCGCGGCCTACGGGGAGCAGCACGAAGGGATTCGGCTCCTCAGCCCGGTGGAGCAGATCCGGCACCTGCACGGCTGTGTGGCCGCGCAGATGGGCCGGGCGGACACGCTGGACCGGCTGTGCCGCGAGAAGCGGGCCCGCGTCGCCGAGCTGGAGTCGGAGCGGCATTCGACGAACGCCGCGCTCGCGGATGTGACTGTCGCGCAGCGGGCCGCAGAGACGGCCGCGGGTGTGCGGGGTGACGAGCCCGCTGAGGAGCCGATCCGGTACGCGCTGACGGAGAAGGCTGCGGAGTCGGCGGACAAGCTGACCGCGCTGTTCACTCCGACGCAGGCCCTCCGCGAGGACCCGCACGACGGGCCGTTGCACCACACGTACCGCGTGCCCCGGGACCTGCCCGAGACGGGCGGCGTGTGATGGCCGACCAGACCTCGACGGCTGACGTCGTCGCCGCGGTGCTCCTCGCGATCGCGTTGTTCGGTTCCTCGTTGGTCCCGTTCTTCCTGTTCGTCAACGTCGAGCACCTGACGCCGCGTGTTCTGCGTGACCCGGAAGCCCGGGAGCGCGCTGCGCTGACCGTGCTGAACGCCCGTGATTGGGCCCGTCTCGCCGCTGTCGATGCCCTGCTGGGGCTCGTGCTTCTCCTCAACTCCCCGAAGGGAGCAACCCGATGAGGTACCGCGCCGTACTGATTCAAACCGCCTCGTGCGTCGCCGAGTTCGAGGCACCCGAGGACGCGACCCCGGAACAACTCCAAGCCGCCGCGCTGTCGGCCGAGACCCCGACGCTCTGCCACCAGTGCGCGTCGTCGGACCGGAACCAGTCGCTGAACATCGACGGCGAGTGGGAGCTCATGGTCGACGACAGCACCGGCAAGCCCGAGATCCACGTCGACGAGGACGGTGCCCGATGAACCGCATCCGCCTGTACCTGCACCGCCTGTTCCGCCGCCCCTCGATCACCGGCCCGTACCGCCTGTACGTCCGCCGCACCCCGGCCGGGGCAATGCTCGACGTCGAGCACTACCTCACCGCCACGCTCACCACGATCGCCGACAACCCGGATCTCCTCGACCTCCTCATGGAGATCGCCGAGGACCGGGGCGAGGCCCGGCAGCACGACGGGTGGGAGCCCGAGGCGCTGCTCGTCGAGAAGCTGACGACCGCACTGGGCTATGAACTGCCTCTGCACGGTCGGGCTGTGACGGCGCTTGCTGACCGGCTGCGGGCTGCCGCCCCGGCGCCGTCGGTAGCGATCCCGGCGCAGCGTGTTGGCGGTGCCGCATGAGCATCCCCGCGAAGCCCCGCCCGATTCCCGAGCTCGGCGTGCCGCTGACCCAGTTGCAGGCGGACATGAAGGAGCTCGTCGCCCGGCAGCAGGCGGACGCACTGAGGGGCCCTGGCCTGGACGTGTGGATGCAGATGGCGTGCGACTGCCCGGAGGCCTGCTCGTGCGACTCGGACTACCCGGGTTGGACGCCAGGAGGCACCGCATGAGCGCCCGTATGGAACTGCACGTTGCCCTGTCCCTGCGGCTGGACGCGATTGAGGCACACCGGCTGGCGAACGCCTACCGCGCCGAGGTCCTGCGCAACGAGGCCAGCAACCTCCGCCGGGTGGAACGCGAAGAGGTTCCCGAAGGGGCGCTCGGCACGAAGACCGGTCTACTCAAGGCCGCCCTCATCCTCGACGAGCGGGCCGACTTGATCGGGGAGAAGGCCACCGCTTCGGCGGCGACGGCCACCCCCGCCGAACCGACCGGCCGCGTCGCCCAACTCCTCGAAGCCATCCGCACCCACCGCGGCGAGTGGACGACCAAGCGGGTCCAAGACCTCTACCGCCTCTCCCCGCTCGCCCCACCGAACGCGCCCGACGGCCGACTCCGTCACGTCGCCCGCGGCGACCTCCGCGACCTCTGTGCCTGGGGCCACCTGGTCCTGCACGAGGAGTCCGGGCGCCGCTTCTACACCCTCAAGTTCCGGAAGGACGCCACCTCGTGAGCACCACCGCGCAGGCCGGGGCCACCACCGCCCCGGCCGCCGGCCGGAAGGTCACACCGACCGGTCGGCTCATCCTCCCCGCCGACGCCGACCGCGCCGACTGGCTCGCGGCCCGCCGCTCCGGCATCGGCTCCTCCGACGTCCCCGCGATCCTCGGCCTCGTCGACTACACCCCGCCGCTGAAGGTCTACTACGACAAGCTCGGCCGCGACGTCGACGACGCAGGCGAGGCCGCCTACTGGGGCACCGTCAACGAGGCCAACGTCGCCGACCGCTGGGCCATGCAGAACCGCAGCGTGATCCGCCGCGTCGGGCTCGTCGCCCACCAGGACCACCCCCACCGGATGACCACCCTCGACCGGCGCGTCACCGAATGCCCGCTCGACTCCGACGAGCAGGCCCCGTGCGCACTGGAGATCAAAACCCGGTCCGCGTTCAAGTCCGCGCAATGGCACACCGGAGCGCCCGACGACGTCACCGCCCAGGTGCTGTGGCAGATCATCGTCAACGGCTACGAGCACATGCACTACGCCGTCCTCATCGGCGGCAACGACTACCACCAAGGCACCATCCGCGCCGACCAGTACACGGACGTGATGGCCGACATCACCACCGCGGTCGACTACTTCTGGACCGAGCACGTACAGGCCGAGGTGCCGCCCGCGCCGACCGGTGACGGCGACGCTCTGACCCGGCTGTTCCGCCGCCTCCACCCGACGCGCTCCGGTGCGGTGGATATCGACCGGCATGACGACGCCCTCGACGCGCTCCTCGACTACGGCACCCACCAGCGCGCCGAGTCCGCCGCGAAGAAGGCGAAGGCCGCAGCGAAGGCCCGCATGATCGCCGCCCTCGACGACGCACAGTCCGCACTGATCGGCGGGGAGCGCGCCTACTCGCTGGAGCCCAGCAACGCCGCGCCGCGCGTCGACTTCGAGCAGCTCGCCGAGCGCTGGCCCGACGCCTACGAGGCCTGTGTGAAGGCCAACCCGACCGAACGCATCGACATCGCCAAGCCGTACAAGGGGGGCATCTGACATGGGACTGCGAGAGAACGCAGCCGCGGCCGCGGGCCGCACTCTGACCGCCGATGAGCACGACCGCCCGAACGAGGAGCTGCCGCCCGGCGAGGAGTTCAGCCCGGCGCCGGACCCGATGGCCGGTTACGAGCCGGGCGACGGCGACCCGGAGATGGTCCCGGTCCACATCGCGTGGCTCCGCGTCCGCAAGGAAGTCCGCGCCATCTCCAAGTCGGAGCAGTACAACGGCGGCGGCACCCGCTTCAACTTCCGCGGCATCGACACCGTGGTTAACACCTTCGGCCCCGTCACGCTGAAGCACGGCATCAACATCTTCCCCGTCGACATCGAGGCAGAGCACCGGGACACCACCACGTCCAAGGGCAACAAGATGCGCGAGTGCACCGTGACCGTCTCGTGGATGGTCATGGGCCCGAAGGGCGACACCCTGCCCGTCCTGCTGAAGACGCGGGGCGAGGCCCTCGACTCGGCGGACAAGGGCACCGCGAAAGCGCAGTCCGTAGCACTACGGGTGCTGCTCCTGACAGGCGGCCTGACGCCCACGCACGACAAGGACCCGGACACCGTGCACGTCGAGCGGGGCGAGAACCCGATCCGTCCGGCGGCCACCTACCTCGATGAGATCTGCAACCCGAACACCAGCGCCGGCCGTCTGCGGCAGATCCACCACGAGCTCGGCAGCACCCGCCAGTTGGGGGCGCTGGTCACGAACGAGGTGGGCGACGAAGAGCAGATCGGCGCCATGGTCGTCCGCATCGGCAAGGAGCGCGCCGCGGGGGGTAACCAGTGACCCCCTGGCACCTCCAGCGTATGGCGGCGTTTGACTTCGAGTCGTCCGACAAGGACCCGGAGACCGCCCGCATCGTGTCCTGCGCCCTCATCCTCGTCGGCGGCGGACTCGACACCGACACCCGCACCTGGCTGATCAACCCCGGCATCGCACAGGAGCCCGGCGCGATCGCCGTCCACGGCCTGACCGACGAGCACCTCGCCGAACACGGCACCCCGGCCGAGCAGGGCGTCGCGGAGATCGCGAAGGCGGTCGCCGAGGTAGTCGCCGGCGGGGTCCCGTTGGTCGGCCACAACATCGGCGGCTACGACCTCAACCTCCTCGACAGGGAAAGCCATCGTCACCTCGGGGACAGCCTCGAAGGGGTCTGCCGCGAGCCGCTGGCCCGGGTCATCGACACGATGATCCTCGACAAGCAGGTCGCACCGTTCCGCCGCCGCGTCTCCGAGACGCAGGGCCCGTACCAGATGCGGACCACCGCGGAGACGTACGGGCTGGGCTGGGATGAGGCCGCGGCACACGGCGCGGAGTACGACGCGCTGATGTCGGCGCGGGCCGCGTACTGCATGGGCGCCATCGCACACCGGCCGCGGGCTGAACGCCCCGTGTGGGTGCACCAGATGCGCACGCAGCGCTTCGACTCCCTCGCCGGATTGTCCGTCGAGGACCTGCACCAGCGGCAGAAGCAGTGGGCGTGGGAGAACGCGGTCAGCTTCCAGCAGTGGTTGCGGACGAAGGCCCCTGAGGGGAAGCGGGACCCGAACGCGGTGATCGACGGCTCATGGCCGCTGCGCCCGGTCGGGGGTGAGGCGTGATGTTCGTTGCCCGCCCGAGATATGCCGCCCTCCGCGCTCGCTATCAGGAGGTCGTCGAAGAACGCGACGACGCCGTGAAGCTCGCCGCGGAACGCCTGTCCACCGTCACCCGGCAGGCCGAGACGATCACCCGCCTCCGCGACAAGACCCCGGACGCCCCGGTGCAGCAGCCCCGCCCGCTGCCCGGCGACGTGGAGGTGCGCCGTCAGCTGCGCCTCTCACAGAAGGCGCGGGCCGCGCTCGAAGAGCAGCTCCTCACCGTGCAGCGGTCGAACGAAGTGCAGGCCCGGCAACTGCGTGAGCACGCCGAGGCAGCGCGGGAGGTGACCGAGTCGTGAAGCTCACCTCGCGCTACTTCGGCCGGACCACCGGCCGCCACCGCCTGACGTCCGTGCCGCTCGACGACCTGATCGGCAAGCCGTCCCCGTACACGACGCCGCCCGTGCAGGGCGTCCTCACGCAGGCGTGGAAGCCGTGCTCCGGGCCGTGCGGGCAGGAGATGCCGTCCGTCGTACACGTCGATGGCTCGCACACCCTCTTCGACAACACCACCCCGGCCGCCCCCGCGGCGGCCGGACCCCGGCTGACGGCCGACGCATGGCCCACCGTCTATGGCCTCGACCTCTCCCTCACCTCCACCGGAATCAGCAACGGCACCACCGCCGAAGCCCTCATCCCCAAGAACCTCGACGGCCACGCCCGCCTCGAATTCCACCGCCGCAGCGTCCACGAACGCATCCCCGACGAAACCAGCCTCGTCGTCATGGAAGGCCCCGCCATGTCGCTGGGCTACCGGCCCGGCGTCGAAGAGATGACCTACCTCCGCGGCCTCGTCAAGCACGACCTGTGGCGCCGCCGCATCCCGCTCGCGGTCTGCTACCCGCAGCACCGCATCATCTACGCCACCGGCGCGGCCAACCCCGCCAAGGACTACCCGGCCAACAAGCGGAAGACCGTCGCGAAAGGCATGGTCCGCGACGCGGTGGTCGAACGGTACAGCGTGCCCTGCGAAGGGCGTGGGAGCTACGACCAGGCCGACAGCGTGATCCTCGCGGCCATCGGTCTGCACTGGCTGGGCTACCCGCTCGCCGTCGTCCCTGACACCCACCGCCGCGCGCTCGATGCGGTGGCGTGGCCCGAGAACGTTCCGGCGGTGGCCCGATGAAGATCCGCGCCGACATCGCCGACATGCTCCGAGCGGGCATGACCATCACTCAGACCGCAGCCCGCGCCCACGTCTCACACAAGACGGTTTCCGCCGCCAGGAACATCCTGGACATCCCCAAGTGCAGGCCGGGCACCAAGCCTCAGCTCTCTCTTGAACGGGCCTTCGCCGATCGCACCCGCGCCACTGCTGGCGGCCACATGGAATGGGCCGGCCAGTACGACGGGCCGTGCCCGGTCTTCCGCTTCAACGGGCGGCGCTACACCGCATACCGGGCCGCGTTCGTCGTCGGGCACGGCCGTGAGCCCGTCGGATTCGTGAAGACGGGCTGCGAGCGGGAGGGGTGCGTGGCGCCCGCCCATGTCGAGGACCGGCCGATGCGGGAGAAGAACCGGAAGGCGTACGCGGCGATCTTCGGGGGTGCGTCGTGAAGCTGGCCGACGCCTTCCCCGACACCGTCGAACCCACCGGACAGTGGGTCAAGGAGGGCGCCTGCATCGACGAACCAGACGCAATGTTCCCGGACAACAACGAGGCCGGGATCGCGTACGCCAAGCAGTTCTGCGCCCGATGCCCCGTGCGGTCGGAATGCCTGACGGATGCCATCCGTACCGACGACAACGAGCACGGCATCCGCGGCGGCATGAAACCCAGCGAACGCCGCGAACTCGCCAAGACAGTCGGCCGCCCCGGCACCGCAGGCACCCAACTCCCCAAGCCACCACAGCCCAAGGAAGCCCCGCCGAAGACCCTGGCCGAGGCCTTCGCCCGCCGCACCGTGCGCACCGACGACGGGCATCTCACCTGGTATGGCGGCGTGCAGCTGAAGTTCCAGGGAGCCAAGTACACGGCCCTACAAGCCGCGTTCATCATCGGCCACGCCCGCGAACCCGAAGGGCCAGTACGCCGCACCTGCGGCAGGGACTGCTTCCGCGCCGACCACCTCACTGACGGACGTATCCGCGACTCCGAGGCCACGTGCGGCACCCGTGCCGGATACCAGCGACACAAGAAGCACGGCGACGTTGCGTGCGCTCCGTGCCGACAGGCGAACACGGACGCGGACAACCGGCTGCGCCGCACCGGCACCACCAAGGCCGCCGCATGAGCAGCCGCGAGCCGCAGCCCTGCGACACCCCAACCGGCCAGCACACCGGCCGCAGCCGCCTCTACCCGTGTGGCTGGCGCTGTAGCGCCCACGCGCCGTGGGCGCTCGCCGGACAACCCGAACCCCAACCCGGCCCCGGCATGCCCGCCGGCGCCTGGACCACGCCAAGCCCGATCAACGACAGCCGCGTCCACGACAACCGGGCCGTCGCCTCCGGGAAACGCCGCTCCACACCCGAGACGTACCGCGCCGCACAAGCCGCGGTGAACCACCGAAAGGAACAACACCCCGCATGACCACCCACACCGACCCCACCACCGGCGAGATCACCGAGAAGGCGCCCGTCGCCGCATTCCTCGCCAGCCACCTCAACGGCCGCACCGAGGAGGAGCTGTCCGCCGAGTTCCACACCCTGCTGGAGGCGGTCCGCGCCCACGGCAAGAAGGGGGCGATGACGATCACGATCGTCGTCGAGCCCCCGGCGAACGGCGTCGACTCAGCGCCCCTGCCGATCGGTGTCGAGTCCGCGGTGAAGGCCCCCAAGCCCACCCCGGTGAAGTCCCTCTACTTCCTCGACGACGACGGCCTGCCCGTCCGCGAGGACCCGCGGCAGCTCTCCATCGAGTTCCGCTCCGCACCCGCCACCAACACCTTCAAGGACGCCTGACCCATGGCCTACACCGAACTCAGCAGCACCAACGGCGAAGCACAGACCATCGTCGACACCGCTACCCGCGCCGCCGCGCCGGCCGAGCTGGAGCCCGGCAAGTACTACGCGTTCCACACCGCCACCGGCATCCGCGAAGTCGACCTCACCGGCGAGCAGTACAAGGACGCCCCCACCCGCAAGCGCGGCACCACCACCACCCGCGACGCCGCCAGCTTCCTCACCTACTTCGCCAAGCACAGCGACGACAACACCGAGGTGTACGCCGACAGCGAGCGCCTCACCGTCACCGCCGTCCTCGACGCCCACAGCCGCGACATCGCCCGCTGGGGCGACCACCGCGTCAGCCTCGCCCTGCGCACCACCGAGGCGTGGCAGCAGTGGAAAGCCAACGACGGAGTCCTCCTCAAGCAAGAGGCGTTCGCCGAGTTCCTCGAGGAGCACGTCCCCGAACTCCTGGACCCGGTCGCCGCGGACATGATGGAGATCGCCCAATCCATCCAGGCCGTCACCAAAGCCGAGTTCCAGTCGGCGACCCGCCTGTCCAGCGGGCAGCGGAAGCTCCAGTACGTCGAGACGACGACCACGAAGGCCGGGCAGCGGGGCGAACTCACCGTCCCCGAGGTGTTCACGATCGGGCTGGTCCCGTTCGAGGGCAGCGTGGGCTACAAGGTCACGGCGCGCTTCCGGTACAGGATCGGCCGCGACGGCGTCCTGACGATGGGCTACAAGCTCGACCGGCCCGGCGACGTCCTGCGTACCGCGTTCGCGGACGTGGTCAAGGCGATCGGTGAGCAGATCACCGTTCCGGTCTTGAACGGGACGTCGGCCTGATGGCAGCCCGGCCGCGGGGCGGCGACCCCAAGCGCTGCCCCGCGTGCCGGACCCCCGTCATCAAGCAGCTCGTCGGCGAGCGCGCGGCACTCAACGTCATCGCCGACCTCACCCCGCTCACCCCCGAGCAGCAGACCGAACTCCGTGAGCCCAACCGCCTCATCTGGTGCCTGCGCACCAACCAGTTCGGCCACCGGCGACTCCTCTGGCTCGACCCCTGGCACCCACCCGACTGCCCCCGCGGCGACCACGTCGCCGACCACCGATGCCCGCCCGCCGAACCCACCACCTTGTTCTAAGAGGAGCCCGCCCGTGGACAACGTCCGCCACATGCCGCGCGACCAGGCGGACCAGGACGGCCTCACACGCACCAGCCCCCACGACGCCGAGGCCGAAAACTGGGTCGCCGGCGTCATCATGCACAGCCGCACCGCCTACCTCGAATCCGCCGAGGTCATCGACCGCGACGACATCTACCAGCCCGCCATACGCCTCATCTGGGACGTCGTCGGCGGCATGGTCGCCGAAGACAAGGCCCTCCACCCGGTCACCGTCCGCGGCGAGATCGAGAAGCTGAAGCGGCTCCGCGAGGTCGACGAAGGGCGCCTCCTCGAACGCCTCGGCGCCCAGACCATCTCCGCCACCATGGCGCAGGCCTTCGCCGTACAGATCGCCGACAAGGCCCGCGTCCGCCGCCACGACGAACACGCCAACCGCATCAAGGTCGAGATCGCCCGCGGCGCGACCGGCGAGGAACTCGACAAGCTCGACGACGACCACCGCCAGTACGAAGCCCGGCGTGCCGCCACCGGCCACGGCCCCTCACACCTCACCACCGCGTTCATCGACTGGAACCCGTTCTTCGCCACCGACTTCGGCCAAGTCCAGCTCCTGCCCGGCCGACTCCTCGCCCCCGGCCAGCAGATCACCATCGTCGGTGAGGGCAAGGCCGGTAAGTCGCTGGTCGTCCAAGAGTGGCTGTGGCGCATGGCCACCGGCCAAAGCTTCCTCGGTGACCGCCCACAGGCCCCGATCCCCCTGCTGTACGTCGACGCGGAGAACGGCCACCAGGACATTCAGGAACGCTTCCTGTCCTACGGGGCAGGCCCCGGCCGCATGGGCCTGATGACCTACGCATCCTTCCCGCCCATCCGCCCCCTCGACACTGCGGGTGGCGGCGCCGACCTGATGGCCATGGTCAAGGAGTCCGAGGCCCAACTCGTCTGCCTCGACACCGTGTCCCGGTTCATCTCCGGCCCCGAGAACGACGCCGACACCTGGCTGTCCCTGTACCGGCACACGCTGCTGCCGCTGAAGCGCGCGGGCATCGCGTCGGTGCGCCTCGACCACATGGGCAAGGACGGCGAGCGCGGCGCCCGCGGCTCGTCGGCGAAGACCCAGGACGTCGACCACGTGTGGGAGCTCAGGGCGCAGGGCGGCGGCACGCTCGTGCTGAAGCGGACCCACACGCGCACCGGAATCGGCCCGGACGCCTTCGTCGTCATGCGCCAGTCGCAGAAGGACGGCGACCGCTACCGGCCCGGCTGCACCCGCCACGTCCTCATGGAATACGACCGCATGGAGCAGGCCGCCGAGGGCTCGGTGGAGTGGCTGATCCAGAAGATCGACGACCTCGGCCTACCGAACGACGCAGGCAACCCGCGCACGATCAAGGCCCTCGCGGCGGCCGAGATCAGGGCAGGCAAAGACAAGATCGCCGACGCGGTCCGGATGCGGAAAAACCGTGACAACTCGGGTTCCCGGGAAACCTTCCCGGAGACCTTCCCGGAAGGGGTTCCCGGGGAACGTTCCCCGGAAACTTCAAAGGGATCGCAAAAACCCCAGGTCAACCATTCCCCGGAAACCCCGCGGGAACCTGCGGAAACCCCCCCTTCCCCCCCTTCCCCCCCTCTACGAGAGGGGAAGGGGGAGGGAAGGCCCGCCGCAGGTGCCACAGACGAACCCCTCTGCACCGTCTGCACCAAGCCTCTCCACGGCTACCGCAAGGACCGCGGATACGAGACATGCCTCGGCTGCGACCCCAAGACCGGCAGCCACCCCGACAGGCCCAACCACCCCCAGGCAGACGACGACCACCACCACGGCGCCGCCTGACCGCACCCGCCCACCACCCCACCCACACGAACGGACACACCACCGTGACCACCCGACAGATCGCCCTCGACACCCAACCCCGCCGCATCCAACGCCGCCGCACCAAAGGCTGGCGCGCACCCGCAGACGCCGTGTACGTCGGCCGCGGCAGCCGATGGGGCAACCCCTGCACGCAGGTCCGCTACCCAGCTCTCGACGGCACCGAATGGGAGCAGGAGGGACGCCTCGGCAAGACGTCCGGCCAACAGCACGCCTTCATCCACCCCGACAAGACCGTCACGTGGCACCTCGTCCAGGACGCCACCCCCGAACAGGCAGTCGAGCTGTACCGGCGCTGGCTGGCTCAGCGCCCGGAGCTTGCTGTGGCCGCGCGTGAGCAGCTGGCGGGCCGAGACCTCATGTGCTGGTGCCCGCTCGGCCAGCCCTGCCACGCCGACGCGCTCCTCGAACTCGCCAACGCACCGAGCCCCGCGTCTTGCTGACGTTCCCGTCACCAACGAAACCCCACGCCAAAACCACTGACCAGCCAGTCAGCAACCACCACCCGTACTGAACAACCAGTCAGGAGCACACCATGACCGACCAGCCCGCACCCCTCACACCCGAGATCGTTTCCGCGATCCTCCGCGACCCCGAAAGCCCGTACTACCCCACGCAGATCACCGTGTTCTGCGACCACTGCGGCACCAAGCACACCGGTGACTACATGGTCCGCGAGGACATGAGCAGCGACGAACGCCTCGCCGTCGCCCGGAAGCACCTCGTCGACACCGAGGGCTGGGAGCACACGACGGACGGGGACGACTTCTGCCCGGAGCACGCGGGCAGCCCCGACGAGGAGCAGCCGGCCGCCGTCGAGTCCGAGGCGTGCGGCAAGTGCAAGCAGCCGTTCGATTCCACGGACGCCAGCTTCGACGGGCACGCCCGCTACCACCTCACCCCGTACTGCCGCGGCTGCGTCGACCGCTGCCACGACAACGAGATCGCCGACCACCGGTGCGTCATCTGCGAGTGACCACAGCAGGACCGGCCGCCCGCGTTGGAGCCGCGGGCGGCCGGCCCCCCAATCCTCTCGCACGATCAAGGAGCAGCAGCATGACCGAGACCACCGACCCGCAGGCCGACCGCTACCGCAACCGCACCGAGATGATCGAAGCCGTCCAGTGGACCGGCGACAACGCCGACCAGCTCCGTGCGTTCTGCGGGCCCGACTTCGACACGATCGCCCCCGAGGACCGCACCGAGGACCCGGACGAGACCGCCGCCGTGCGCACGCATCTCCACGGCGGGTGGCTTGGCTTGAAGCCC